CTTCTCGGCCAACTCGATGCGGGAACAGGGCGGATACCCGGCGCGCGACTCGTTCCAGGGCCCCGGCCCGGACGAGGACGAGGGCGAGACGAAGCTCGTCCTGCTGCCGTCCAACTCGCTCGGGTGGTGGGAACGCAACGGCAACTTCGACGTCGGGTACGACCCCGAGTCGATCGGCACCTACCTGATCGAAGCCAACTTCATCCCGGAGTCGATCACCGGCCCCGGCTACGACCCGGTCGTCCGCGAGACGGTCATCGAGCAGCTGGGCATCGAGCCGTTCCGCAATGAGGAGGACTTGCTCGAACAGCTCCACGAGGTCGTCGGCACGGGCGAGGAGCCGGACGTCCAGAGCCGCGAGGAGGCCGCCGAGGAGTCGCGCTCGGAAAAGCTGATGTCCGAGTACGACCGGTCGGTGCTGATCAAGGCCGCCAACTCCTACGAGGACGTCGACAGACTCCTGGACGAGAACGACGTGTCGTCGGTGTCGCACCTCGGCCAGACGGCCCTCGCGGGGTTCCTCGCGACGAAGGACGGCGACGAGGTCGACCGCCGGCTTTCCACCGCCGAACAGGGCGGGGACCTGTGAGGCCGTAACCGATGGCCGACTCGGTGGACGTCCTGGAGTCACAGCGGAACAAGGCCGACCTCGAAGAGACGATACAGACGTGGCTCGACGCCAACTCCGGCGCGGATTTCGTCGAGGCCGAGATCGTGCTCCGGGGCCGCAACAAGATACTCGTCGCGATATTCTACAACGCGGCGGCCTGATAGAACATGAGATCCGCCTACTGCCTCCCGGTCGACGTCCTGCGGCGGTTCGACCCCACGCTGACGGCAGACGACTTCGAGAGCGACAAGTACGCCGGCTCCGGCGACATGGCGATGCTGGAGGCCGAGATCGAGGACGCGAGCGACGAGTTCGAGGAGAAGACCGGCCACGCGTTCCGGGAGGTCAGGGTCGGTTCGCCGGGGACGCCCGAGACCTACGAGCAGCACGGCGTGGACCGCGAGAAGTTCCGGCACGGCGTGAAGGTGTACCTGGACCACCGCCACGTCCTGCCTCTGGACCCATCGGAGGGCGACGCGCTCGAAATCCGGATCGGGCGGCACCGGTGGCGCGACATAACGGACGGCGAGGGCGTCCGGTGGAGCGCCGACTACCCGACGGGGTGGATACGCATCCACTCCGGGTTCCGGACGCCGCGGCGGTGGAACCGCGAGACGATGGACAAGAACATCCGCGTGTCGTACCGGTACGGGGCGCTCGGCGGCGACCGCGGCCAGGGCGGCGAGACGGTCCTGGCGTCGCAGACGGCCGCTTCCGAGACCGCGGTGGCCGTCGAGGACGTGTCGCGGCTGCCGAGGTCGGGGCTCGTGGCGGTCGGCGGCTCCGAGTACGTCCGTTACAACGGCCTCGACTACCCGGCGAACGAGATCGAGGTGTCGGCGCGCGGGGTGCGCGGCACCGACGCCGCCGAACATGGGGCGAGCGAGCGCGTGCACTACTGCCCGACGTCGATACGCTCGGCGGTGGCCGCCAAGGCCGCGGCGCGGCTCGTGGAGAAGGACAACTTCGTCGCCGACCTGCCGACGCCGGACGACTCGGTGAGCAACTCCGACAAGATCGAGTCGTGGACCGAGGAGTTCGAGCGGGAGGCGGCCCGGCACGCGGAGGCCCACATCATATGACCGTCGAGATCGAGACGGAGGCGGAGGACCTCGAAGGGCTCGTCGAGCCCGACCCGGCGGTGTTCGTGACCGGCTTCACGGCCGAGTACGCGGCGCCGGTCAACTACGGCAGCGAGGCGCATTTCCCGCCGCTGAAGCCGATGGAGCGGTGGACGCGCCGGATGGGCTGGGACAACCCCGGCCTCGAACGCGGCATGTCGGAGGACGAGATGTGGGAGGAGGTCAACCGCCGGAGAAACACCGACGAGCCGATGCCGTCGGCGTGGTTCATGGCGCTGCACATCAACGAGAACGGCACCCGCCCCATGCTGTACGCGTCGGACGCCTTCGACGAGGCGGCGTCCGGCGCCGAGTCGTTCGTCGGCTCGCGGGACTACGGCGACAACGCCACCACCGAGGAGGTGCTGCGGGACTTCACCAACTGGACCTCGCAGCTCGCCCAGGAGAAGCTCATCAACCGCGTCAGCAGGGCGACCACGGGCGCCTCCGGGCTGCTCGGCAGCGCCTACCCGGCCGTCCGGCCCGAGGACAAGCCCGCGCCGACGGAGGAGGACTGATGGTCCGGCCCACCTACGACCTCGAACCGCTCGCCGCGGACGGCTTCGAGTCGGAGTGGCCGAACCACAACGACGACCTGGAGCTCGGGCGCGAGATACCCCTCCCGCGGTTCATCGAGACCGACTCGCCGGCGACCGGCCGCAGCGAGCGGTCGCTGCCGTCGGACCACCGGACCACGTCGGTCGTGTTCGTCTACGAGACGGACTCGGTGACGCCCGAGTACAACGACGTGATGTGGAACAGCCAGGACTACGTCGGCACGGTCCGCATGGAGATCGTCGTCACGAGCGAGATCGACGGCATCGAGCCCGGCGACCACCGCGACGCTATCATCCGGACCTTCGAGGACGTGCGGGAGGCCAACGCGGCGCCGCGCGGCGGCGTGTTCGGGTCGTCCTACCGGGCGATGAAGGTCACGAACATCGACCGGGACCCGACCCGGTTCAGCAACCAGCACCGCGCGTACTACGACGTCGAATTCGAGGCGTTAGGAGTGATATAACACATGTCAGTTTCACCGCACCCCTACAAGTCCGAGCGCACGGACATATTCGTGGGGATCGAGAGCGAACAGAAGAGCGAGGCGGAGGTGACCCGGTACCCTGGGTTCCTGACCGGCTCGCAGCAAGTAGCCGACCCCGAGATCGAGTGGATCGAGGAGCGGGTCGTCGGCGGCGACCGAGAGGTCTTCCAACACGTCGAGGGGCCGCGCTCCTTCGACGGGGGGAATTGGACGGTCGTGCCGTTCGACGGCTGGCCGGTCTCGTGGTTGCTGGGGTCCGAGACCGCCAACACCGACACCACGGACGTCGAGCCCAAGATGGACGGCGCGCCCCCGACCGCGACCGTGGAAGCGAACTTCTACGGCGGCACCCAGGACGACTTCTCGCGGGCGTTCCTCGGCGTGGCCCCCGACAGCGGCGACATACAGGTCAACAACGAGGAGGAGCTCGAAATCAGCCTGTCGACGCAGGCGCTCGGGCTCACCGCCGACACGCTCGACGGCACGCGGACCCCGACGACGGGCATCGACCTCGCGCAGGCCCAGCCGTGGACCTTCAAGAGCGCGGCGAGCAACCTGACCGTCTTCGGGACGTCGTTCGCCCGCGTCGAGGACTTCCAGCTGTCCATCAACAACAACATCAACGTCGAGCGCTACATCGAGTCGGACGAGGCGCCGGAGCCCTACGAGGTGCTGTACGGCAACCTCGACTACACGCTCGACCTCGAAATCGCCATCACCGACGACTCGCTGTTCCAGGAGGTCGTCAACCCGACGTCCGGCGGGTTCGCCGTCGACGCGGTGTTCGAAAAGCCGGGCGGCGACCAGCTGTCCCTGTCCGTCGGCGAAGCCCGCATGGAGAACGCCGACCACGAGATCCCGGACGACGGAAAGATCACCGTGAGCCCGTCCATCGTCCCGCGGACCGTGAGCGCGACCGTCCCCGGGGGGCCGTACCTGTGATCGCCGGCAAGCGGTACGTCGTCGAGTGGCGCTCGTCGCTGACGGGCCGCCACACCGACGCGTACCTCCACGAGTCCGCCGCCCGCCGCAGGCTCGACGAGGTCGAGCAGCGCGACGACTTCGTCCGCGGCGCGGTCGTGGACAACGCCACGGGCACGGACCAGCAACACGCCGAGAGGCACCGCGCCTTCACCGAGGAGGTGTTCGGCCGTGCCTAAGGACAAGCCCGCCGGTTGGGACGACGCGGAGGAGGGAACCCGCGACGACGCCGTCGTGGACCAGCAGACCGAGCGGCACTACTACGTCGCCGGCGGCAAGCGGTACTGGTTCGACCTCTCGCAGCCGACGTGGAAGCAGAAAAACTCGGTGATGAGCGACTGCCTCAAGATCACCGACGACGGGGCCGACCTCCGGCTCGACGAGTACTACACCGACATGATGGAGCTGATGATCGAGGACTCGTCGGTCGACGTCGACAACCTCCGGATGTTCCTCGTCGGCATGGACGACTCGCTCGGTTCCCAACTCGAAGAGGACATCCCCGACCCGAGCGGCGGGCTCGCGGAGGACGAGGAGGGAAAATCAGATCCGCCGTCCGGGGCGGACACGCCGGACGGAAACCGGACCCAGCGATGAACATGTACGCGAGGCTTGCCACGGAGGTCTCGCTCGTCACCGACACGGGGCTGTCCCTGCCGGACATCCGCGGCGAAAGGGAACACAGCGTTACCCGCGTGCAGCCGACGCCCATGTCCGAACGGGTGGCCGCCGTGCCCCGCCGCGCGGCGACGGGCGTGTCCGCCGTGCTCTCGATCGCTTCCGTGGTCGTCCCGTCCACGTCCGCCGCCGCGCTGGCGCCTCTACTGTTGATCGGGGCCGTGGTCTTCGCGGCCGCCGGGCTTTACGACACGGACGAGCGCGTCCAGCGAGAAAGCGTCGTTAAGCCGGGCCTCAAGGACGACACGGTGCGGCGCATGGCGATAATCCACGACGAGAGGGAGAGAGAGAAAGAACGGCAGCGCGAGCGGCAGCGCCGCGAGGCGCAGGGGGGAGGCTGATGGTCGAAGTCGGCAGCCTCGAATGGACCGTCGAAGCGGTCGGCGCGGCCGAGGCCAAGAGGGACGCCGAGCAGGCGGCGGAGGGCGTCAAGGAGACCGCGGACCAGGCCAAGGAGGCCGACTCGGCCGTGTCCGGGCTCACCGACGTCCTCGAAATGGCGGCGACGGGTATGCTGGTGATGGGCGGCAACAGCACCGCGCTGCGGGCGGCGGTGCTCGCCCTGAACGGCGACATACGGCAATTGGCGATACGCCTGACGGGGATGACGGGAGTGTACCGGAGGCTCGTGTCGGTCAAGGGCGCGGCGGTGGCGGCGTCGGAACGGCTGACGTCCGCCATACAGTTCTTGCGGGGCGGCATAACGCTGCTGCGTTCGGCCGTCGCCGGGCTCGTGAGCGGCAGCGCCGCGAAACTGCTGGGGTTGTTGTCGTCGTTGATCGTGCCGGCGGTGTTGAAGGCCGCGGGGGGAATAGGCGGCCTCGCGACGGCGATACGCGGGCTCGGCGCCGCGGCGAAGGCCAGCGCCGTGGCGAACCTGGGGCGGCTGGCGGCGGCGCTCGGCGGCATAAGCGGCGCGTCCATCGCCGGCGCCGCGGCGCTCGGCGCGCTGATCGGACTGTTCGGCGTGGGCGTTCTGGAGGTTACGGGGTTCCTCGACAAGGTCCGCGAGCTCGGCAAAGAGGCCGGCGACCGCGTTCCGGCGTCGATCCGCGACGGGCTTTTGGCGGCGGTGGCGGCGATAGGCGGCGGGCCGTTCGTCGCCGCCGGCGCCGCGATAGCGGGGTTCGTGTCGGGTTACCTCGACGGCGGACTCTCGGAGGGCATCTCCCGCGCCAAGAGCAACTGGAACGAGGCCATGGGCGTGTTCGAGGGCGCGTGGAACCGAACCCAAAAGCGGCTGGCGGCGGGGTTCGGCGACACCGACCAGCGGTTGTCGGGGTTCGTGGCGCGGTCCCGGCAGAAGTTCCGCGCCTGGACGCGCAACTCGGTCCGCTCCGCGACCGAGTGGAAAAACGGCGTCGTCGCCAAAGTCCGCGAGGGTATATCGGAAGCCATAGACGCCGGCGAGGCGTACGTCGACGGGTTCGTCAGCGGCATATACGACCGGATGCCGAGCGCCGCGGGCGCGGCGCAGTCCCTGGCCGCGACGGTGCGCTCCTACCTGCCGTCGAGCCCCGCGGACACGGGGCCGCTGTCGGACCTCGACAAGGTCGGGCCCGGTATGGTTGCAGAGATAAGCCGCACCGTCGAGGCGTCGGTCCCGCGGGCCGAGTCGGCCTCGCGCTCGCTGTCGTCGGCGATGGCCCCGCCGCCGGCACCCGCCCCACGCTCCAAAGGCGGCTCCGGCGGTTCGGGCGGCTCCGGTGGCGTCACGGTCGTTGTGGAAAACCAACGCATAGAGATCGGAGACCAGTCGCTCGACGTTTCGTCGCTCGGCCGCCGCGAGATGGAGCGGCTCGCCGAAATGATATCCGATCAGCAGGGCAACAAACTACGGAGGATAATAGGCAACTAACATGGCAGACGAATCGGAGACCCTCGACGTCAGCATAGTCCGCAACGACGGCAGCGAGTCGTTCGATCTCAAAGCGGAACAGATGACCCGGTCGTTCGACAACAACGTTGTGACACGGTCGGTGCTCGCGGTGGCCGGGGACGTGATCGGCCGCGACCTCGACCTCTCCATGGAGACGCTCGAAGCGCAGGGTGTCATCCAGGAGCCGGACCCGGACACGTACCCGTCGGTCGAGTCGGTATCGGGCTACAACGCCGCGACCGAAAAGGAGGTTAATCTCGCCAGCGCGTTCCGGCGGTGGGGCCCGTCCGTCGACGACGGTTTCGACCGGATGGTTTGGGGTCCGCGCGAGGAGACCGGCATACTGACGCGGTTGTCGACGACCGAGGACGCCACCGGGCAGCGCGGCGTGGGCAAGTACACGTTCACGCTCGAATTCACCTACGCGAACATAGTGGTGTGACATGCCGCTGCCCACAGTAACCATAAACGGCATCGAGCCCGACGCCGTGCTGTCGGTGGACGCGACCAACAGCAACGACGGCATAGGAGAAACGCTCGTCGAGGTCGGGGACACGGCGTTCAACCGCCAATTCGGCTCCGGCGACGACGTGGTCGTCGACGACGGGGAGGGGACGCCGTGGAACGGTTACATCGTCGGCAAACCGACGTCGGACGGACAAGGCGTCCTGGAGATCGAGGCGCTGGACGACACCTACGAGCTCAAGCTCGGAACGATGGACCGCGTTTTCTTCGACGTCGACCGCGGCGAGGCGGTGAGGCGAGCGGTCACCGAGCGAACGCAGGCCTCGGGCACCGACACCGTTCACGACGGCTCTTCGACGGGCCCGTGGACGTCGGACGCCGCTATATTCGAGCTGTGCGGGTTCCAGTCCGAAAACCTCCAGGAACGCGGCAACGACCTCGTGTTCATCGGCGCCCGTTCGGGCCAGACGTCGGACATATCGGCGACGCTGGACGCCCCGGACGTGGCCCCGGACGACGGAGGACTCCTGCGGTTCACCACCCGCCTGTTGGTGAACGACCCGCCGAACCAAATATCCGGAACCATCGTGTACGACGACGGGGGCGGCGGTCCCGCTTACTCGTGGCAAAACGAGTTCCGCGCGCCGTCTTTCGAAACGCTGGAGCTCGCCGCCGAGGACGCGGAGCCGGTCGATCCGATAAACGGCCCCGTCGTTCAGTACAACTTTAACATATCCGGCGAGCTGTCGGACAACGTGGGCATAGCCATTGACTACGCCACCGCGACGTTCTTCCGGACGAACCAGCGGGACTCGTCCATAAGCGTCGACAAGGTCGAAGACGGCACGAGGGACATAGTCAGGCGCTTCAGCGGCACGGTGATGGAGTTCGTCAGGGACATGGCAGCCGAGGAGGGCTACTCGATAACGGCGGACGGCGGGTCTCTCGTGTTCGAGCCGTCGGGCGGCGGGTCGCCGGATCTGTCCATCGTCCGCGGCGAGTCGCCGGTCGTCGACGCGTCTTTCAACACCGACTACGACTCGGTCGACAACCGCGTGGTCGTGACGGGCGACCCGGAGAACGACGTACGCGTGACGGTCAGCGACGACCAGTCGGTCGAATTCTACGGGCTCGCGCCGAGGTCGGAGCCGCTGGTCAACGAGGACATAAAGACCAACGACGAGGCCGAGGATTGGGGACGGTCTTACCTCGAAAAGAACGCGTGGAACGACACGATCGCCACGTTCGAGGTCGCCGGCCGCGAATACGGCAACGCGCCCGCGGGGGCGCCCATAAGCATCAGCTGGCCGCCGAGGTCGCTCGAAGGCACCTTCGCGGTGAGGAAAGCGACCAAGCGTCCGTCCGGCGTGTCCGAGGTCGAAGTGGGGGTGCGCGCCTGATGGTGTCGACCGACGACAAGAAGGTGTGGCTCGGGTTGAAATCGCCGCAGTCGAGCGTCTCCGCCGCCCGCCCCATACTCGAAGTCATCAAAGACGAGATCGGGTTCGATACCTACAAGTCCGACGTCGAAGATATATCGTCGCTGTCCGAGCACGAGACGTACCTTACCGACAACGGGTTCAGTTCCAACGAGGCCGAGGAGCTCAACGGCCGTATCCAGTCTACCTACGGCGACTGGGGAACGTGGAAGTCGTTCCTCGTTGACGAAGACCCGACCATAGAGCAAACGATAGAAGAGTATACGATACGGAACGAGAACAAGGAGGTCACGGAGATCACGGGCTCCGAGGGGTCCGCGGGCATCCGCGTTCACAGCGGCGGCGGGACCACGTTCAACGGCGTGTCCGTCCCGAACGGCGCCGTGGAGGTATTCGGTTCCGAGGTGCATTTTTCGGAGAAGGGCGGATCGGGTTCGAGAGAGGAGACCGAGTCAACGAACCCGGCGAATTTCGAATACAGCAACCTCAACGTCAACAACAACGACATATCCGTCGGCGGTTCTACGGGCGTCTCGGCGGACGTCACGAACACCGGCGGCGTGTCCGGCAACGCAGAACCGCAGCTTATCGTCAACGGTAGCGTCGAAGACGAGAAAAACGGCTTCTCCGTCGACCCCGGCCAGACCCGCACCGTGTTTTTCACGTTCGGCCGGGACAAATGGGGGCTGTATTACGTCGGAATCGAGGGCCTCGACCCCGTGGCGGTCGGCGTCGGAACCGACGAGGGATTAGGATTCTAATGCCGAGAAACATCGAACAACAGGTGGCGGAAAACACCGACAAAAGGCGCAGGCTCGAATCGTACAACACGTCGGTCAACAACGAGGGAGACAAGCTGCTGTCGCTGACCGGCCTGTTCATCGAAACCACAGCGTCGGTGTCCGTCGACGAAAGAGACCTCGGCAACACGATGGTCGTCGGGCACCCAGACGCGGAACACTCCGTGGGCCGTGGCGGCTCGGGCGACAACAGAGAACCGTGGGCGCAGGCCGCCGGCGGGTCCGCCGACACGGAGACGACCAACGCCGGCAGGCCGCCCACGGCGGCGGTTATCGGCGGTGTCGGCCCGCTCGAACCGGAGGTGTCCACCGGGTCGGACGGGTCGCCGCCGGACCAAAACGACGAGTCGCTCGGGTCGGAATCCCACAGGGGCGCGGCAACACGGCTCGTATCGAACGGGACCGACGCGTCCTACCGGGCGGAGTATAGGTTCCACGAACACGGCGGTTCCGAGGAGGCCGGGCTGCTGTTGTCCGGCGTCCTGGCGGCGCGGGCCTCGCCTGGGGCGGGCGCCGGCCGCGGCGCCGAGACGCGCGTCGGGGTGTCGTTGTCGTTCGACGGCCGGGGGCGCGGCGGTGCGTCGTTCACGGCAGCCGGAGAAGAACACATCGCGTCGCTGATGGCGGGCGCCGACGGCCCGCTCGACCGCGTGTTCCTCGTGACGGACATCAACGAGGAGCCCGGAAAGGTCGCCGAGCGGGTTGTCTCCGGCAGGAGCATAAGTCTAAATGTGAGGTTCTTCGTCAACGAACCGGGCTACCAGCCGTTCGACGTGACAGCGGTGCGCGTCGGCTCCGAGCCGGTGCCCGACGTCATATCGTCGTCCGTCGACCCGTTCGAGAAGAACGAGGACCGCGCCGTTGATGTCACCGTGGGGGTGCGGGTTGTATGACCAGCACCGGCGGCTTCGACGCCGAGCAGGGGTTCCCCGTTTTCCGGCTGTCGTTCCGGGCCGTGGCCGAGGGCATAGCCGGCAACGGCACGAAACCTGGCGGGATGGCGTTGTCGCATTCTTCCGGCATGGACGTGTCCGTTTCGTCCGGGACGGCGGTCTACGGCGGCGGCACAAAGGACTACGGCGGTTCGACGCTGACGGTCCCGGCGGCGGACCCCGACGACGACCGGTGGGACGCCGTGTTGTTCGATTTCCCCGCGGGCTCGGTCCGCGTCGAGGCCGGCACGCCGGAGCAGTACCCGTCGCCACCCGCCCCAGGCGCCGACGACGTCGTGATCGGTTACGTGTACGTCGCCGCGGGTTCGACGTCGTTAGACCCGTCGTGGGTGCTCGACTGGACGGCCCAGCCGGCCGACGCCTCGGACCTCGTGGTATCGGACCCCAACGGCGTGTACCCGTCGGAGAACCTCGCCGGCGCGCTGTGGGTGTTGGAGACCGCGGCGAAGATAAGCCAGTACCCGCTCGCGCTCGGGGACCTCGACTCGCCGTACGCGCCGGCGGACATTGCGTCCTTCTCGTCGTACCCGCTCGCCAACAGCGACATCGCGAATCCCTCGCTAACGGTGAACGCCGGGGCGGCGCTTACGACAACCAACGCCTCCGTGGGGCTCGGCGGCTCCGCTACACTCGACGTGTCGGGCGTGACCGACTCCGAGATCGACGCGGGCACGACTATATCCAGGAGCAAGATCGACGACGAGCGCGACACCACCGGACCCCACACCGCGGACACGACCACGTCTGGTGAGGAGGTGCTGTTGGTGGACACGTCCGGCGGTCCGGTGACGGTGACGCTCGCGTCGGCGGACGCCAACGAAGGCAACTTCGTCACGGTCGTGGACGTCGGCGGCGCCGCGGGGGCCGACCCGATAACCATCGAAACCGAGGGGTCCGAATTGATCGACGGCGGTTCCGAGGCGTCCGTGGACACGGATTATGGCGCGTTTGTGCTGGCCTCGGACGGCGCGAATTGGTACGGCGCCGGCGGCGGTGCTTCGGGAGGCGCCGTGTCGGTGTCGAACAACGGCACGGGGGTTGTCTCCAACGCGTCGTCGTTGGACGCCGGCGCCGCCCTGAACGCGTCGAGCCCCGCCCCAAACAAGGCGGTGTTCGATGTCGATTCCGGCGCGTTGGGTATACCCGATTCTCCTGCCTCCCAGGACCGATTCGACGGCGACCACACGGGCGAGGTTTCGGACGGTTCCGCCGAAGCGGTGGGTGTTTACAGCCTCTCTCCCAACGAAGGTGTGGAGGTTCGCAGGGCTTCTTTGTCCGGACCGTTGGGCGGTCCGGCCCCGGACGGTGTGTCGCTGGTTCTGGCGTCGTTGGACGGCGCTGGGGGGTACACCTCCGAGGAGACCGCGTTGTCGTCCGACGGCTCTTCCGCGTTGGTCGGCGAGACCAGCACCGACGGCCCGCTCGCGGACGCTAGCAACACCGGCGACTCGCCTCTGCCCGTCGCCGTGTTGGTAGACAACTCGTCGGGCGCGTCGGCGGCCGTGCACGCGTCGTTTGTCGGCCGCGGTGGCCTGCCAGGCGCCGACCCGGCGTTCGTGCAGATGTTGGGGCGTAGGGGCTTGTCCGCAACGGAGGTCTCGTCGGCCTCCGGCGTGGACGCTCCGACAGCGCAATCGATTACCAGGAGGAACAACACAAGATGAGCACCAACGACGGGCTGACGGCGGACGTGTACGAATCGAACAAGAACAAGCGCGCGGTCGAGGAGGCCCTCGAAGCCGCCACGCTCGGGGACCGTGGCGTGAGGGCGGCGGTTCGCGGCCGCAACCGCGTGCTGTTCGCGGCAATCCCCGGCGTCGCTGGGGCGGGTGGCGGCAGCGGCGCCGACCCTGCGGCCGCCCAGATGCTCTCGCGGCGGGCCAACGGAATAAATACAACCGTGATCAACGAATACACAACCGACGATTCGGTGGCGCAGCAACTCGAACGGCGCGGCGGCGGCCTTTCGGGGCGTGATCGGTAATGGCGGTCAACGACGTTTACCACCAGACTGCCACGGACGTAGCCGACGCCGCCGACGCGCTGTTCACCGGTTCTTCGGCGGAAACGGGCGCGGCCGAGGTGTTCGAGCTTGGCGGTACCGGCGCTGCCGAGATTTACCGCGAGACGGACACGACCGGCGACGGGACGTTCGACCTTTCTGTCCAGATAGATTCGTTTACCGGGTCTTGGCACACGCAACTAAACCAGTTTGTCGTGTCGACCTCAAACAACCACCGCATACGAGTGGCGAACACCAGCGGCGGGTCGGCGGACTTCTTCGCAACCGGGATGGAGGTAAACGACTGATGGCGACCAACAAATCGGGCGTCAACGGAGATTCGTTGGAGGTCCAATCGGCAACGGTCAAAGACTTGTTAGATGCGGGGGCGATTGAGACAGTGGAAGCGACGGTCACTGGAGAAACAGTGATTGAAGCGACCAGAGAAAGCAGTACGACCACAATAACGTCCGGCAACTACGCAAACCTGTTCGACGCAAAAAATAAGGACAACAGGGATGAGTTTAACGCCTCCAATCAGTTCGTCCCCGACGAGACTGGGTATTACATCATAGATGCTCAGTATGCAATCGGAGGGGCGACAGTCGACGGGGACCAGATTCAACTCCGATTGCGTGATGTGGATAGCGGAACAGACGTTGCTGGTAATATCGAGTCCCAGTCTACGAAATCCATTCACGTCGATGGGTACACGTTCGTTGAAGAACTGACGGCGGGGACGACCTACGAGGTCCAGATCACGAACTTCGATAACACTTTCGATATCGTCGATAAAGACACGCAGGGGACCATTCTGCGGAGTCTCGTGGGATAAGTTCGCGCACACACTGAGCATACGCACACGATTTGGAACACATGACTGACACATCAGGCGACTGGCTCCGCCTCACAGATCTCGGAGACGGGTCGGAGTTGGAGATTGGTCGGGTTATCAGCAAAGACGACTATCTGAACGAAAACATCAAGCGCGTGAGTCCGTGGGACACGCCGTTAACGGATGGATACTGAGGCTGAGTAGGCGCTGCGGTACTTGACGACTCCAAAATTTTCATGCAACCGGACACCGCAAAAACACGGGTCGAAGCCGTCGACAACACGTACGCTACCGTATTTTCCCACCCCGTAACGCTCAACGAGATCCACGCCGCTGGGTTTATATGACAATTTACAACCGCGGAAAAGAGATCGAGGCAGGCGCGCACGGCGAAACCGAGTACGTCTACACGTCCGGCGTGCCCGTGTTCAACGAGGGCGCGGGCGGGTTTCTTCAAGAATCGGGATACGAGGTCGTCTCGTCGCAGGTAACCGACGTAAAAGTGCCCGAGTTTCTGCCGGAGGCATCGTTGTCGTTGGAATGGACCGCTCCGGGGGTGCTCAGGTGCGGCCGTTCCAACTGGGCGAGCGGGTACGTCGCGGGACAATACGAGGGCGACGATAACTACTACGGTTCCGACAGAGACCTCCGCGTTTACGACGTGGAGTCGGGGGAATACGCAGAAGACACGGGCGGGCTCGGAAGTGGCGCATCGACGCCCTCGCCGCACCCGGCGGGGTTCGTGTCCAGAGGGTACTCCGGCTCGTCTTATTTCGGAGTCGCAACCAGCACCGACGTGATGGTTAGGTCGCCCGACGCGGAAAGGCTAGCGTACACGGCCAAAGAGGCCGAATACAAATGCCCCGTCGAATACATAGACAACGACGGCAACGTCGTGGAATCCACCACGTACACCTTTACGTTCGCTTTCAAATACGAATCAGGCCAAATCCACGGCGTTACCTCACAAGGGTCGACGGTGTGGTGGGGCCACAAACCCAGCGAGGACATGCCGAGGACCTACTACGGACAAACGGTCGTCCGTTTCGAGTACAGAGACTCGAAAGATCCCATCTACAACAACAACAGAGACTACGACATGGAGACGGACCTGGTCGCGAGGGTGAACGGCACCACGGCGCGCACGCTCCGGTATCCGGACAACAACAGGCCGACGGTGTCACAATTGAAGGGAGACTTCAGGGCAGAACTACGAGACCAAGACGAGTACGGTTACGCCGCGACTAATCACGGACCCCCGCACAACGACGGCGAAGACGTGTTCGACCCGTCGTCGTTTTCCAACTACGGCGTTATATGGTCGATGGGTCCCCCGGCGACGGAGTGGGCGGACTTCTACGGGCCGGCGGGCGGCCAAGACGCCAACAACCACACCTCCGAGGCGTTCGGCGGGTCGTCGTTGTACCACGGCTTGCCGAACGGTATAGCGATAAACGGGGAGACGGTGGCGACCTACGACGAGATGTCGAACGCGTCCGGAAACAACATCGGCAACGTCTTCGCGGGGGCGTACAACGGAGTCTGGAAGATATATTTCGACGAGCAGAACAACAACCTGTACGCCGTCAAAGGCGACGACATGGTGTGGTGGGCGGACTGGGTCGCCGGAAGGCTGCCGGCGGTCTGCACGGCATACGACGGCATAAGGCTCTTCGATTGGCAAGGGGGGCGGATGTACAGCGTAACCGCTTAACCGCCTCCCGGCGCTAACGCGCGGCCCACCACCATCCGACGCACGCCCAATACCAACAACCATGGCAACCAACACGGAGAGCGGAGACGTGTTCACCGAAGAAGACGCAGGCGACCTGGAGCTGTTCTACTGGGACGTCGGCATGTCCACGCGCGAACTCGCGGAGGAGTTCGGGACGACGCAGACGACCGTGATCAAGGCGATGGAACGGTTCGGGATCGAGCGCCGCGAGGCGGGCGGCGCCGACGGGCGCGACACACCGTGGCGGGACGGCGGCGCGCTCGAAAACGCCTACTTGTCCGGCGACGAGGGCGGAAAGGGCGAGCCGATGAGCCAGTCGGCGGTGGCGGAGAAGATGGGGTGCTCGTCGGCGACGGTGCGGCGGTGGCTGGAACGCCACGGGATCGAGCGCCGGAGCCCGGACTGGCGGACGTCGGAGTGACGCGCGGGCCGCCGCCCGCCCCACGCTCGGCGCGGCGCCGCCGGCCGCGGCGCTTGGGGCGGGTCGGGACCGGGCGCGGACGCGGACCGAGCGAGAAACCGCGAGAAGGCGTCGTCTATTCCTCTTTCTCGACGCTCTTGATGCGGCGCCGCACCTGCTGCCAGCTCAACCCGTCGTACTCCGCCGCTATCGTCTTGTAACCCATTCCCGACTCGTGTTTCTCGACGAGCTCTTCGACGTGCTCGTCCCACGCGTCCCGCTTGTTGTCGGCGTCGTTCACGGTCGTTCCTTTGGGCGGCCCGGCGCGGGTGCGGGCGGCCGGTTCCGGCGCGCGCCCGCGGCCGCCTCGGGACCGCTGATTGCGGCAAACTTTGCCGAAACCGGCGCGGTTGTCTGTCAACGGTCCGACAAGCGAGCCGGCGCCGGGCGGTTTCGCACCGCTTCCATATTGCGGTCTCGCAAGCTTTGCCGGAATCGAAAGCCTTAGGGTATCGTAGCCCTTATCTTTAAATGGGAGGGCGGGACGCGGGAAGCACCCGCGGACCCCCACCCGCGCAGGGGCTCGCACCACCGGGCGGCCGGTTGCGGCAACGGTTGCCGCAGTCGAAAGCCTTAGGGTGTCATAGCCCTTACGTTTAAGTGGGAGGGCGGCACGCGCAGAACCACCGCGCGCCGCCACCCCCAGACCACACAAGACACGCACACCTGGGCGGGAGGCCCAGAACGATTGCCCGCGAGGCGGCGAGCCGCACCGCCCGCACGACAAAGTCGGCCCCACTATGAGCGCGAGAGGTATGCCTGCCGCCGCGCAGGCGAGAGCGCTCCGACGGACCCCGCGTGGGGTCCCGACGAGCCCGAACGCGTAGCGCCAGAAGGACGCGCCCGCGAGAGAGGCCGGAACCGCCGAGAGGCGGCCGCAGACCGGCCGCGCGGGACGGAGGTGATCGAGGCGG